ATGTCTGGTTTTTATCGAACCAATTTGGGAAGAGTTGCGCTTCAACAACGTAATATTACGTTAAATGCAAAACAAAGACGTTTACTTCTATTAATAGACCATGAAGATTTTCAAAGTCTCGATACTGAGTTTAAAAAGCGGATCGCCCCACCAGAACTGATACAACAGCTCATTGACTTAAAACTAATTGCACCTTCTAATGAAAATTATTCAGAGTTACCTGAACAAATATCTCCCCAAGAGTCATCTATAACAACTAAAGAAATACATCAAAAAAATGTTGATGAGAATAAAAGTAATGATTTAGTTGGAGAAATTCAGGTTCCTCAATCAACTTCTGCGCCTTCTTCAAATATTGAAAATAACCAACCACGCATTCCAGTTCAACAGCTATCTTTTGAAGAAATACAACTATTAATGAAACAAAGCTTAAGCCAATACTGTGGCCTTATGGCAAAGCCACTTATTCAAAAAATAGAGCAAATAAAAACACTTCAAGAACTTAAAATGTGCCAAATGCAATGGATTACCAGTTTGCAGGAATCACGCATTCCTCCTCATGAGCTAGCACATACGCTCCATTCTATTAATTATTCAATTCAGCTTATTCAGCAACGCATCTAAAATAGAACAAGCTGCTGTTTAATTAAGCATTAAACTCACTTGGTACGTATTTCGTGCTTTACCTACCGGTGTTTTTTTCCTATGATGTGCCCCACACATGTGCGCTCGTAGCTCAGTTGGATAGAGTACAGGTTTCCGAAGCCTGGGGTCGTGGGTTCGATCCCCGCCGGGCGCACCAATTTATTATATTAAATCAACTACTTAACTATATTTTGGCGTAGATTTGGCGTAATGCGCTTTTTATCCACAGGTTTTTGACCTAATTTTGCTTCTTATCAAAGGTCCATCTTTTGCCATTGTAAGACACAGTGCCATCTAAATTAATTGGCAACTCTTTTAATGAATAGTCATAGATTTTAAGAACAATCCCGTTCTTATCTAAATCAGCGGGTAGATTGCAAGTATTTTCCATCCTGCCCGCTTCCGAAACCATGATCATGACTTGCGACATCACAAAGCCCTTACACAAATCGAGACGTTCACATTACTATTTATAGTGTGAGCTGTGCAACCTGAGAAGATTAAACACAGCAATGTGATGATCGATGCAACTTTGGTACGTTTGCACATATAAGTTACTTCTTTAAAAAGAGTGCTCGTTCTGCTTCTCGGCGACGAACTAGACCTTTCATAACTTTACCGCCTGCTTTGTTCCATACAAGGAATTGATCGGCAGCGCCTTGATAGTCACCTTTATTCAGTTTTTTTAATAAGGTTGAATTATTAAAAGCACCTGAGCCAATGTTGTAAGTCAGTGAAACCAAAGCATCAAACTGATTTTGAGTTAAAGGCACAGTGACCGATTCTTTTACAGTCTTTTCAAATTTAGCTAAGTCGTGTTTAAAGTAAGTCTTAGCTTGTTCTGCTGTACAAGCATCGCCCTTCTTAACCTTCACGCCATTAGGATAAACTGTTGTGCCAGTACCAATGGTCCAAACCCCTACACCATCATCGTAAGCATTGAATCGCGTGCCTTCAAAACTAGTTATTAAATCTATACCATCATCACTTGTAGTTTTTCCACCTGGTGCAAGTTTTTCGACCACTTTATTTAGATCGTCTACTTGCGCCTGTGTAAGCTTGCCGCCTGCAATTACTCGGGCAGCATCGAAGAATGGTTTAGTTGTCATTGGATTCACCTTTCTTTTTCTCTAACTCAGAGCTACCAAAATAAAACCCACATGCTGTTGTCATAGCCCCAGCAATAAAACCCAATGCCGTATTAATCAGATTGCTGTTTTCTCGCGGCATATCCACAAAAAATAAAGCAATCACTAAAACAAACATCAGTCCCACTAATGCGAAAGCTAGATAAGCTCTTGTGTTTTCACTATTCATCGTCCTGCTTCCTCTAACCGTGATACTTTCTCTTTAATTAAAGATTGATCTTGGCTTAATTGAATAATTGAAGATCCAACCCAAGCGCACAGCGAAAATACGATTCCTGCAAAGATGCCAAGCAGTACACGCAATACAGAAATTCCACCATCTTGCGCTGCTGTGCGGTTTTCTAAATTGGCGACTTTGATATCCAATGTATCGATATCCTTTTTGTTCTGTTCGCTAGTCTCTTTGTGTGCTTCATTAATAAAAGTCAGTCGAGTAACATGATCTGACAACATGCGAATATCACTCTGAATTGAGTCAATTTTCTTTTCAAATCTCAACCCGTATGATTCATTTTCAGTCATGCCTTCCCCCTTTCGTTTAGGCAATAAAAAAGCACCCGGTTGGGTGCTGTTACTTTTTCATTTCAATAACACTTAACGTTCTCGAAGTAATCATAAAGTTGCTTCTTGATTCCACATTTAATGGAATATTAACGCCCTCCTGTCGAGCAAATCCTGCTTTAAGTGTGTAGGTAACATTGCCAATAGTACTGTTATCATCAATAGCTGAAACGATAACCGCAGTCCCGTTGAAATTGACATTAATAGTACCAGTTTCAAGATTTGCACCTAATGAACCCCGTCCAATTAAATTTCCATTCCGATATATAGAAATATAAAAAGAAGCCATGGCCCTGTCATTTGCTGCAATTGGATTACCTCGTCCGTCACTTACACTAAAAGCGCCAAAAGTAGGTGTGCAAATATTTACTGAAGCATCAATTCTAACTTTTCCACCACTTCTATTTAACGTTACTTGTAAAAGTGTACCTATATGATTTTCCCACGCTGATAGGTGGTTGTTAAAATCATTATTAGGCTGTCCACTTGTAACTCCACCTGCAAAAGTAGTGATAGTCTTTACATCAATTGCTTTTACACCTATTGGAACTGTTACAGCTTCATCTTTAATTTTTAAAGTATCAATTGCGCCATCTTCAATATTCGCAGTTTTGACTTTAATTGTCCCCAAGTTTGCACTAATAACGCTTAAGTTTTCAGCCCAGATTCGATTGGCATTGATATATCCAAAACTACCATTATCGACATACAAACCACGCGGAATAACAGTACCGTTTGGCAAAGTCACAGGCTTATTTTGCAATGTCATTAAGGGTTTTGGCTCAATACCATCTATACCCACTGGAGTACCAAATTGAATACGGTCATAGTTAAAAATGAAAGTTGAAGTAGTTCCATCATTCATTGATCCATGGCCTGAAACATGACCATTTACATCGAACTTGATAAACTGCTGAGCATAGATGCCATCTACACTTTCACTGACATTTTGAATAGACGAACTATTCTTACCGACTTTAGTTTGCAACGTTTCCGTTACTTTTATCGTTGAAGAAATAGCACTAGCATTTGCATTGATTTGTTGCTGAAACAAAGCATTGCTGTCATTCAATTGTGCAGACACTTGATCTGTACGTTTAGATTGAGCCAAATCGCCTTCAATACGTGCAGATTGCTCTGACCATACGCCTGCATAACCTCCTTCATTTCCGATTAAGTCAGATTCTGACCCGATCAACGGAGGATTGATTTGCGCGTAAACTCCATCAATCCTTGTAGTTTGGGCAATAACTTTGTCATCTACATTCTTAATATCAGACTTAACTTGCGTCAATTGTCCCGTTGAAGCTTTATCGTCAAGCTCAAGATTAATTAAATCAATCGCTTCAGCATTTGCCGATGACTGCTCAACTGCTACCTGTGCCGACTGGCGTACAGTTGCAAGAGCACTATCATTGCTTGCGATATAGTTATCTATTTTTTGAACAGTTACCCTATCACCCTCAATTCGTGCTTGTACTTCTCGTTGTGCATAAGCCTGTAAGTTATTTAACTCAACTGCCGTTGTATCAATACGCTTACTAAGTGCTAAGTCCCCTTCGATCATTGCCGATTGAACAGACCAAGTTCCTGCGAAGCCCTGATCATTACCGATCAAATCAGACTCAGATCCAATCAAAGGTGGATTTAACTGTGCATATACACCGTCCGTTTTTTCAGCTACAAGTGAAAGATCATTTGCAACAACACGAATGCTTTCTTGAGCTGCAGCAAGACCATCATCACTTGACTGTTTAACAGTATTTACAACTTTAAGAACACCTTCATCACCATCAATAATTTGCTGTGATAAACCATCTTTGGCTTGCTGAATAGCGTTTTGTCGATCAATGACTTCTTGTGCAATCCGATCTTTCGTATTTTGTATATCTTGCTTAATTGGACCAATTTCAGCGTCAATAGTCTCAATATGATCAATCTTGGTTTTAAGATCCTGATTGAGCTGAGATTCACTGATTTGATCATTCAAGAGCTCAAGAACGTCTGTAGCATCGGCAGAAGTTGTCGCATGAGTCCAGTCCGACCAAGGTCCTATATTCCCGATCCTGTCGATCAAGCGGCCACGATAAAATTGAGTCAGATTTGACTGCAAGCCTTGAATCGCATGTGTGGTAGTTGGATAAGCGAATAAGCCTAATTGGGCAATATTACTGGTTCCATCTGGTGAAACTTCAATTTCAGTATAAGCCGTATCAAGCGCACCAGTTGATGGAAAGCCCCAATTAAGTTTTATACCGAATAAAATTCCTGTAGCTTGAATAAAAGCGGGTTTCGGCGGCAAGCCTTGCTTTCCAGAGAGTTCAGTCAAAGTTGAATAAACTGGTAAAGAAGCTATTTCAAATGCTGAAATCGCTGTTACTCGTGCTTGATATTGACCTGCATAAATACCAGGTACTTCGACTGAGTTATTGCCGGTTACTGGAAGCTTAATCCAACTACCGTCATCTTTACGCCACTCAACTTGATATTTAACGGCTCCTTTTGCCTGCGTCCAAGATACTATCATGGTAGCCACGTTGATGCCCTGATCAACTCGGCTTTCACCAGTAACAACGACATCAGTTACAGGATCCTGAATTGTTGGGTTCACAATCGAAATCGGAACCTCATCAAAATAAGCACCCTTATCAATGGCATCAAATTTGGCTGGGTTATATTGAAGTGCAGTCACTGAAAATTGATGATGCTCATCTTGGGTAATAGAAATCACTCGAAACTTCATTGTTGCTAAATCTTGGGCATCTATAACCCATACATTTTGAGCGGCAATAGCATCAAACTCATGAGTAACAGTAACCACTCGACCCGAGATCGATTGAACAATTCGAGTTTGAGCTTTGCCATCCTCGCCATTAATAATCAGCCTGTCACCGGCAACTGCGACCACATCATCACGGTCAAGCGTAATGCTTTTACGATCTGCTGAAATAGCTGATACACGACCACCATTTGCACGACCTGCAAATAAAGGATCAGCAACTTCAATCACTTTCCCCGGCAATGGTATATAACCGTCCAGACCAACCTTGAAAGACACAGTACGTGTTTCAAGTTGCTCAGACTTTAATGCCCACCAGCCTGCTCGCTGCGCTTGTCCTCGCGAAGTGCATCCCCATGCGTCAAGCTCAAGAATACGAACTTGGCCCGCTTCAGCAATTGCTTTCTCATCGCGAACAAACTCATATTCGGTTTTGTAGTGATTAGCCGGGTTATCCCATGCAATTTTTACAACATTGTGCCTGTCTCGAGCACGAGTACCTGCATATTCAAAATTGCCATCAATAACATTAGCCCGGGTATAAGTGAAGTAAGTATCTTGAGGAATATCCGCATCACAAATAATGCTATTGCCATCCCAAAATGTGATGGCACGGAATACACCTGCTAACTTAGTTAAAATTTCAAAGGCACCTTCGGCACTCTGAAGATAAACGTTACAAGTAAAGCGTGGTTCTTGACCGCCCAACCCATCCGGCACCATTTGGTCACAGTATTGTGCTAAACGATATAAAGACCACTTATCAACCATTAGCGGGGTTAAGCGGTCACCCAAAGCATAACGGTCTACTGTGCATATATCGTAATATATCCAAGCCGGGTTATTAGAATATGCCTCTTTGAAAGTACCGTCCCACATTCCAACATACTGACGTGTAACCGGATTATAATTTGTAGGGACTTTTAGGATTCTCCCCTTCGCATCCATTGCAACTTTAGCAACGTTTCCAAAAGTCTCAGCATCATACTGAAGACCCAATAATGCTGTATTTGGATAGCGTAATTTCGCATCGATCACTTCTGTTACAGCTGCAATATACATCTTGTCGCTGACATACTCTGAAGTTGAGTTCGGAGTAAGTCTGCGAACTCGAATTAGCCAACCTGAGTCAGCTCGAGGTAAATCAATCCGATGAGCACGTTCATAATTTGCAGATGTTTTATCTGAAATTTTGGTTTTTAGTACTTCAGTCCAGACACCACCATCAATCTGTAAATCAATTGCGTATTCGATTGTTACGCCAGATACGTCACCATTTGTAGCATTCTGAGTACGTAAAGGTCCCCATTTTAAGCGCAGACGAACTGCGTCAAGATCAAGATTACTAAAAGCGCGGACCCACGGTGTTTCAGACTTCAGCTCCACATCGATAGCAGTTTCATTTTCTACTGCAGGAAAACCTTCAATGTATTCCTGATCATTAGTACCATTTCTAAAATCAACTTTTACATTTTCAAAGTTAAGGCTTCCATCTGCATTCTGAAGTGGAGTTTCTTCTAAATAAATTGACTGAAGCCCATTAGCTAATCCTTCAATCTCGCCTTCAGCCAAGCCATATAGAACCTTGATAAAGGTTTTAGATTGTGCAGAATCTGGTGAAATGACAGGTTGTCGTTGTTTTTTACTGCCTTTTTTTGCGCCTACTACTGCATTCATAAGAAATCTCACGCAATAAAAAAGGCGCTTTAAGCGCCTATTAAATAATTAAAATCTACATCTGATCTTCAGGATATTGACCTGCGCTCACAATGAAGCCGCCGATTTCCCGTTGACCATAAAGAATTGGAACAGGATTACCTTGTGCAACCGTTGTTACGGCTCCGCCAAAGCCCTTATTTGCTCTATTGCCGTCTTGGTTTTGATCTTGAGTCGTATCAACCTTCGGCATAAGCATCATAGCCACACCACCAAGCATCATTCCAATACCAGAGCCAATCAGAGCAGCTCCTAGTGGGGCTCCACCGCCCAATGTGCCTACAGTTACTAAAACCCCCACCACGACCATCACAGCACCTAATACAGTCTGTAATATTCCATTACCGCCTGCACCAACTACACGTGGAACAATATGAATAACCTCAGCTTCAGTATTCATGTCTAGCTGCTCTTCACCGATGTTATCGCCGGTAATGAGCCGCTTAGTTTCGTGGTCATAAATCGCTGGACGTTTCTTGCCTCGCTTATTACTCGAGTTCTTTCCTTTTAGAAACACGGCAAAGCGTAGGCCCTGCTCATGTGCATGCAACATAAAGTGTTCAAAGCCAGCGATCTGAACGGATAAAGCACGCATGGCTTCACGTGTATTTGCGACATCGAGCTTAAATTCACGACCAAACTTTTGGCCCAAGATGCCGTACAACTTAATTGTTTTTAACATCTCTATGCCTCAAGATTTTTACAGTACGTTCACTCCACTGCTGGCCATAAATTTCGCGTACTGACTTTCTGTTATATGGATGATGCAGAATTAAGCTTGAACCTATGCATTGCTCAGTTTGCTCCGATTTAAGCTGTCCATTATCACCCAGCCAAACAACCGCATGATTAGGATGCTCGGTACGCCCAACACGACAAACAAGCATATCGCCATACCGCGGTGTATCAACTTCATAGAAGCCTGCTTTTTCGTAATTCTCAAGGTAAAGTGATGGATGATCTTTATCTTCCCACCATGCATCTTTACGCTCGAAATCCATCAGTTCTACGCCCAATTCACGACTATAAAAATCACGAATCAGTGCATAGCAATCTTGCCACCCATGAAAATAATTACGCCCCACTAAAGGGGCGCGATAACCAAATGGTTCATAAACTTGAAAATCCAGATCCGGATATGAACAAATTACCCACGGCTTTTGATGTAATTCAATTTGAATTAAGTCTAGTTCTGAGGCTCTTGTAGTTCCGTCAGGGTGTGAATGCACATACGCTAATATCTCGCCCTGGTCTTCTGCTATAGCTAAATCTTCTGGATGGATTTCGAATTGATCAGAGTTTTTAGAAATATTGCGACAAGGAATATATTGCTTATCAATAATCACCCCACAGCACTCGTGTGGATAGCATTCATCCGCATGGGCCATGATTGCTTTTTTAAGTTTTGCTGTAAGCTTCATTTAGAAAAACCCCTTACAGTTTCCACATTTTGTGCACTTCCGCTGCTTTTGAGTTGGATAAGTAAGATATACTTTACCTGTTGGTTCAAAAAACCCACCACAAGGGCAGCTAAATTTAATTAAATAAGCTTTTTTCTCTTTAATCTTTCTTAATCTTAGAATGACAAAGTGAACCGCATAGCTTAGAAAATGAATGATTAGCGTCCCTACCATCCCATAAATTATTCCAAGTAAGATATTCATAAAACCTCACAACATGCTTGAAGCTGGAAACCCGCCAAAAGGTAAAGGCTTGTTTTTACCAGATCGACATTCACAACCAGATAATCTGTACGAGCAACGATCTAAAGCAGGATTGTCTGTAGGCTCATCTTTCTCAGTAAACATTGCGGCCCCAGTGTAACCACACTCTTCCCCGCGATATTCCCAACTACAATAAGAAGTAATTTGACGTACAGGAATTTTCAAACCTTCAAAATCAATTGGATTTGAAAGTTCAAAAGTAACCTGCTGGGCATTTTCCGATGTTTTCTGCTCTATAAACCAAGTTTGTTCTTTAGACTCATTCGATGCTGAAGGATTGCCTGCTGTGAAGTTTTCGGCATCTAGATATTTAGCCAAAGTAGTAATAACTTTTAGCTTTGCACCTGCAAAATCTTTAAATTGCAGACAATAAGCAGAAACAGCATGTTGAATGCCGTTAATGTTATTTGCCATTGTTAAAGTTGGCGCTGAAGCTTTACCAGTTGAACTCATTTCAAGGCCACTTACTTCGAGTGCCATTGGCTCAAAAACCTGACCTTGCCAGATAATATTGCGGTTCCAAACTTTTTGATCACCGGTATCAAAAATCTTTCCAATGCTGCCAGAGTCGGCACCGATCAATCCTTCAGATCCAATGGATGAGTAAATTTTTTCCCAATCTTGAAAAGAAATATGCCCGTGAAAACGCAAGATGCCAGCACCTAAGCTGCTGGCATCTAGTTCATACAAATGAATTAATCCATCAACATACAGCTTCTGGAAATCACTATTCAGGGTCATAAGTCACCTCGTCATAGATTGGATTTCCATCTTTGTCTAAGACTGGCACATCATCAAAAACAGGATTTCCTTCACTATCAACTGCCTGAACCCATTCGAATACTGGTTCACCATTTTCATTAATGACAGGTTGATTCGACAAAATAGGTGTACCGTTTTGATCTGTTTGAATATGTGTCACTGGTTTTTGGTAATTTTTACCGCCAACAACAACCGGATTCCCGGCATCATCAAATAGATCTTCATATTTAGTGATATAGGTCAATTGCGGTGCATATTTTACTTGCTGGACCATACGCGGTTGTTTTTCAGTACGTGGAATTTTTCTGACGATTGTCTTCTTGATACTGTTTAAACGAATATCAATCCAGCGCGGCTCACCGTTTGCGTTATTTGGGATATCAATTGGTGCATCGAGATTCGCAACAATATCGCCCTCATCATTTAGCTTTTTCTTGAATGTCTTAATTTCAAGATCACCATTTTCCAATGTCTGATATTCAACTGCACAAATCTTATTGCCATGAGTGTCTGTAGGAATTTCAATCCACCAGCCTTCTTTAGCGAATCCAGAAGAACCTTTAACTAAATAATGACCAATACCCAACTTCTCAAAAGCAAGAGGTTGTTCAGCGGCTTCATCGTTAGGTTCAATTTTATCTGCAAATAGCTTAACAATCGGAGATGCTGACTTGATGAAACCATTTGCATCCACTGTTGTATTTTTTGACGACAAAATTTTACGCCACGGCTGAAACGTATTTACATTCCAGTTTATAGACCTGACATACATTTCGGAGTTATGTGTTATGCTTAATTGTGCACAAGCATCAGTTGAATCGTTAATATCTAAATTAATAATTGCCTGAGAATCGTTGTCTGGATAGTCTCCAGCACTTGAAATATTATTACCATTATTTTGCCAATAAAAGGCATTACCACCTCCTCTCAATGTTGATACTTTTTGACTACCTAATAGAATTGACTTTCCAACTCCAAAAGCACCAACTTCCATCACATTCCCAGCAGCAGTACCTACATAACGACTAGCTGCATGGTTGTTATTCGTAAAGTTTTCATTTATTTTTGCGCCAGTTGAGCGGAATGTATCACCGCCTGCGCCAGTCGGAGCTGAACCTAGATTTACTGTTTGAATTGTCATTTTCTTACTCGCATAAAAAAAGCCCCAGCGAGTGGGGCATGAAAATTATTAAGAATTAGGTGACGGGCACAACTCCGTCTTGTGTGCATGCCGTAGTTTCTTGCATGAGGTCACGACATTAGGAGAAAATTGTATACCAATAGGCTTTTGTTTTTGATCGGGTCAAGAAGTAGTAAAGCCCCCACTTTTTAGCAAGATCTTGCTTGCTTTTACCTGTATATTTTACACATAGCTTAATGAATATATCGGTTGAAAAATGCTTCATTTTGATTTCCTTTGGATGATAAAAAAGGACGCAAATGCGTCCTTTTGTTGAGAATGGATAATTTAAGCTAATTGATCACCAATAAATTTAGCTTTTACTTGAATAACCACACCTGGTATTGCTTCAGTATTACCAACTAAATCATAGCCAGTATCAGTAGGTTTAACCTCTAAAATTAATTCGTAATCACTGATATCACCAAATACAGATACAACATTCCTATCATGTTGTTTTGCATTTAATTTGAGAAGATTGTTTTCAACCCTGCCACGGTATGTAAATCCATAATCTCCACCATTGACCACTCCATCTTTTACCACCACCGTACCCTCACCAAAATCTTGGATAGTGCTTTTGAATTTCACAAAGTAAATTCCGTCTCTCATTTTAACCTCATGCATTAATCGCTGAAAATTCAGCCATTTGATAGTAGGGCATTGATGGTCAAAAGTTAAGAGTCATCAGGGGTAAAAAACTTGGGTGAATGTTGTAGAAATTTTCCAGGTGCCTGAACCACGATCAACTAACTGATAGTCTCCAGCCTTCACACGAATGCGACCATCCTTTGGCGATTGCCAATAAAATGAATCAGCGCCCTTATGATCATCTAAGAAATTCTTAATTTCAGTTATTAAGCTTTCTGAGTCAGTTCTTGTAAAATTCCACGAACCTTTTCGATTATTAATTCCTACCGATACATTTTGTTCATACCCATCGCCAAACTTTGAAGACAAAGTATTAAAACTATGAGTTCCCGAATTTTCAGCCAAGCTTTCAGCCCATATAAATAAACGTTCACTCATAAATTATTTACCTTTAATTGCATTAGCTAATGGATAACCCTGCCTTAAGTTTCTGGCAATACCAGCATCTACTCTTTGATCAACCATTTTTCCAATCGTCACCATTAAGTTCCCATCAGCATCTTGTGAGGTTTCAACCTTATCATTCCCATAGTTGTTGATTGTGACCTTAACCCCAGAACCGCCAGATTGTTGATTTGCCATAAACCGGGTTAAATCTTGGTTTTGTCGTGGGGATAAAACACGCTCACCTTCATCTAATAGATAAGTAGACTCCGAAGGAACATAATCCAAACCACCATGTGCAATACCAGAGATTGTTTGAGCCGCGATCATACCCGCTTGCGCATAGCCCATTGCCAGCATTGCTTCAGAAGCAGCAATTTTGGCACCAAAGAAAGGTATAGTTGCATCAGCAGCTACCTGAGCAGCCGCACTATGTGCAGCCACAAGAGTTGATGCAATAGAGAATGCTTGTTGCATAACAAACATAGCTTTGTAAGCAGCAGATTGTTCACCATTTGCATCTTTAACCGATTGGGTCAACTGAGACCAGGTGTTTTGTGCCTGGCCTAGTAAGTTACCCCAAAGATTAAGTTGTTCTTGATGTTGCGACTTAACTAAATCTTGCTCTTCTTTTGCATACTGCAAACCTAAAGCTTTCTTTGTTTCAAGATACTCATGATAAATATCATTTAATTGCTTATATCGTTCTTGATCCGAAAGAGTCTGATCATCAAGGGTGGCTTTTTGGCTTTGAGTGAGCAAATCACCTAACTGTGAATAACCCTCTTGATGCTGAGACTCAAGTTTCCACATTGCAAGCCGTTTTGGTGCCAAGGTCCCTTCAGCAGTAGCGTTTGCTGCCATGCCTGCAATTTGACCTCTTGGGCCATTTAATGCTTCAAATGCCAATTGTCTTGAAACAATAATTTCTTGATTGGCCTTAACCTCCTCTTTTACACGGTTATCTTCATAACGCATCCACTCTTCAATGGCTTTGGCATATCGCTCATCTTCACGTTGTAAAAGTAAATCACGGGTTTTAGGATCATTAGCGAAATTAGTACGGACTTTTTGAACTTTTTCATTATGTTCATATTCTAGCTTTTCCCAAGAGTTAAAATAACTCTCTCGAATAGCTTGTTGATCCTCTAATGATTTAGTGACAGCTTTGGTTTCATCTTGCAGATATTTTTCAAAATCTTTGGATGTAGAACCACCTGCCCCATTTAAGAATGCAATGCGGGCTTTATAATTAGACCAATACTCATCATTAACTGGTCCAATTTTTGTATTCTTTTGAACATTACCTTCACCCGCATGATATGCACGAATTGTTTTCTCTAAATCACCATTAAAAAATTTCATTAAATATGAAAGATATTTAATGGCACCTTCAGCAGATTGTTGAACATTGTAACGATCCTGAACACCATACTGCTTTGCAGTTGCCGGTAAAAATTGAAAAGCACCCGCTGCTCCAGTGTCCGGATTATAAGCTCTAGGATTTCCTCTTGATTCCTGCATCATTAAGGCTGACAGAGTCCCCAGTGGAAACCCCGCTTTTTGCTCAAGACTGGCAAAGTTATACTGTTTTGCCGCTGCCTGAACTGCTGCATTAACAGAAAGTAACTTCTGCTGTTTTTCATACTCTTTAGTTTGAGCCTTAACGGATTCAGTAATTTTGTCTTGAAGGTTTTTAACCTCTTGCTGCAATGCAAATTGCTTATCAGCAATTTTCTTTTGCTCAGTGGTCAAATTTTGTGAAAACGGAATTTTATTGTCTTCACGGAATTTGGTCATAAATGTTGCATAATCTAAAGCATTCTGATTACTACCACTTGCTTTAACAGTATTAATAAAATACTGATTCTTTAAGTTTTCCTTGGCCGCACTCGCCTGAAGTTCTTTAGTTTTCTGAAGCTCAATATTCTTTTGTCGAATAGCTTCAGCTTCACCGTTATGAGCTTGTACTGCTTTTGGGGTAGTATTTACTAATGCATCACGAGCCGTTTTTGCATTGTTATAAGCAACCTTACTTTGATCATAACTTACTGATAGCTCATTGATTTTTAACTTCTGTTCATCTGTTAAAAAATTAAGCTTTTGGATTGATTTATTAAAATCATCAGATGATAACGCACCACTGCTATAAGCGTTATAAAGCTTACGGACGGTATCGATTTTTTCGTCTGAGATTGGAATTGATTCTACAAAAGCACTTAAGTTAGAGCCAGCAACAGTATAAGAAACTCTTAATTCATCAACTTGCTTTTTGAGTTCATGCAATGTTGTATTTTTCTGAGCAACACTTAATTTTTCATATTTATCTCTAAGTTCATCTACAGATTGTTTTTGAAGATCAAGGGACTCAACCGTACTTGATGAACTATCTTTTAAAAGTAAATATGAAGCGGCCACCCCAGCAACGGTTAAACCCAAACCTACTGGACCACCTAGGATGCCCAATAAACTTCGCCCAACCCCTATTGAAGCACTTTGAACTGCGTTTAATCTTGACTGTGCAACTGCTAATTCATTTGTTACAACCGACTCCAGCTTTTTAAGCTCAGCCATACGGGTAACAGTTGCCATTCGACCTTGTGATGAAATTTGAGCTTTTAAACGTTCAATTTCTAAAGCCTTTTCAGCAGCAATCAATGTTAGAGTACTTTGAGCTTTTGCGACATCAGCCAAAGCTGCTGCTTTTTCCATATTAGTCGCTGTAATTTGAACAGCAGTTTGTTCAATTAATTGCTTTGTTTTTGCATAACCAGCAACGACTGAATTGTAAATAGATGGGATATAAGTTCCTGCGTAAAAAGCAGCCCCAACCATAAGAACATCAGTCGTTTTATCTAAGTTATCTGCAAGAGAGCTTATACCATCTACTAAAACAGCCGATGCACCAGAACTTTTTGATGCTTCACCAACAACCTTAATTAATTCATTGTTTAACTTAGTAAACGCTTGCCCAACAGTTTTATCAGTTTTGTTGTATAACTGATCTACACTATCCCCTGCTTTAAGCAAAGATTTAACAATAACATCTCCGGTTAACTCACCTTGAAGCATCATTTGTCGAAGCTCGCCACGAGTTTTACCTAATCCGCGTGCCATAGCATCAAGTACACCAGAGGCATTATCGTTCATTGAGTTGAACTCTTCAGCCTGTAATTTATTACTTGCCAATGCTTGGCCGAACTGAGTTAATGCATCTTGAGCTGCTGAAGCGCTTGAACCACTCATTGCAGTTGCTTTGGCTACAGTTTCAGTTAAACGGGCAGTTTCTTTTTGATCAATATTTAAAGTTTTTGAATTTGCAGAAAATTTTGAATAAATATCTGCAACACCATCCCATGCAGCACCAGTTTTTTGAGCAATATTAAATGTAGATGCAGATGCTTCTGCAAGTTCTGTTTGCGACTGAGTTACTAATTTTAGACGGTTATTAAGCGAAATATATTCATCAGATTTTCCAATTATTTCATTTATCGAGACTCCAGCTACTACCGACTTAACAGAAGATGCTAAAAGGGTATAGCTTTTCGCCATCATAGAAATTTGACGGTCTTGGCGTTCCAGAGTTCTTGAAAAATCATCGACCTGAGCTTGAGTTCTTTTAACCTCACTTTTAACGCTATCATAGCCTTTGGTCATAGTATTGGCAGAGTTTTGTGCAATCTTCTCAGCCTTCGCCATACCCGTTTCAAATTTTGCAGTATTAGCCTCAAGCAAAATTTCGACACGTTTTAAAAGATCATCTGCCATTTTATTTTCCTATAGACATAAAAAAAACCTGCTAATGCAGGGTTTTTTAAGAGTTAACTAAATCTTTTCTTTACATGCTGGTGATACCAAGTTTCCACCGTCATCTTTTTGTAGTGTATATCCACCACCAACAGCATAATTCAATTTCATGACCTGTGGCGATATTTGAATCAATTTCCAATATGTACCATCTTGTGAATATAATCGATCATTAGATAATTTAACTGACATTACTCTAGCAGTCCCAAGATGATCTTGACAGATTATTCCAGTACCATCTGATTTTAGCTTTAATGTTGCTACTAATGTATTAAATTGACCAGTCCATATACCACTTATATTATTTGATGAAGTTGGTACGATAGAAAAATAATCATGTGTCGTAGCACAACTATATAATCCCATAGTACAGCTAAGTAGCAGAATTATTTTCTTCACAATCTAACCCCTTACTAATAAGAGGTCAGAATATAATCTGTTTTAAACAACCAAAGCAAATAACTAGCTAAATAATGCCATTCTTGCCTTTATATCATCCATCACATCTTCAACAGTTCGTTCTTGATGCGGCTGGAATAATAGAAAGTCCGATAAACCAAACCCATTATTAGGACAATTCACATCAAAAACTGTTTTAGCAATATTCGCTTGGAATACATTTTCACGTTGCATTCCAATAGGCTCTAAAATATTAAATGCCTGCCAATATTGATATTCATGATATGTCATCGTCCTTTCTAATTCGCCGACTGTCCGACCTAAGCGTAGAGCTAATTGAAATCTAAATTTTAGATCGGGTCGGCTTTTTAGTTTTTTAGCTGTTCTGGTTCTTTACCTGCTTCACGCTCAGCATTAATTTCAGCCATCGTTTTAATGCCATTGTGCTTATATATTTTTTTAAGCAATTCATCAGCAATATGACCAGGTATTTTTTTAATCTGATCATTAGTTAATTCTTTAAGAGAAAGCTCTCCAGTTTCAGGATCACAGACCGAACCCTTAATAATAATTGGGATTGAATCGTTTTCTGCTGCAACCCATGCATCACGATCTTCAAGGCTTAAGCGCTTAAGACCTATACGGCCAAGACCTTCAACTTCATCAACAATGAAATCTTTGTTTTCAGCAACTGCTAAAAATGCCGCAGCCAATCCAACTGCTACTGTCTTACTTGTCATGTTTCATTTTCCTATTAAGAATAAAGCCCGCTTAGCGGGCTTATGTATTAAGGGGTAGTCGTTTTTGTTACTTTTCCATTGACTGCAATAGTCAATTTAAAACGGTTTTTCTTATTGGCCGCACGCACTGGAGAAAGTTCAGTAATTGTTCCCTGAAATGTATATGTAGTAGCAGCATCATCAGGAAGTACAACTTTCCAATCGATCATTTCGCCATCTTCAAAATATTGTTCCAACTCTTTCTGTTGAACACTACCTGAAATCATTAAAAGCTCATATGCCAGATCGTCAGCACTAATTACACCCGCAGCAATTGTTTCTTTATGCGTTGATTTAACCGTGGTGATGTCATCAACTTCACGTTTTTTTGTTGGCAAAGGACTATCAGTTACTTCAAGCAATTCTGAAAATGCCTGTGCTACTGGTAATTTGTAGGAAATTACAATTCCCTGTGAATCAATTAAAGCCTTATCAGCCATGTCTTACTCCTCGGCGATTTGCCAGATTAAAATATCTACTTGTTGTTGAAACAGTTGTGTTTCATCATCAAAACCACCATCACTGTCACCCACCAAACTACATGACGATAATTTTTGATCTACTAAAGCACGCTTTACACGTGCTGCATCTTTCTCGCACTGAACCTTATCCATATTGTGAATATTGATTTGAACCCGTAACTGGTCATATCCAGTCCAAGTTTTGACAGTATTTAATGGGCTTCCAGTAAGTGTTTGAAAAGTAATATAGGTCCCACGAATTTCCATTCCTGGAGAAAGTGGTGCTGGTGCAACTTGGTCATTGAATAATGGCCCAAGTATTTGATAAATAATTTCACTCGCGAGCATCTTCAAATTCCTGTTCTATGCGTATTTGTTTGCGCTCAAATGCAGCTTGAACATACTCTCCATATCTCAATCGGAAACGCTCAACAGCAGCTTCCTTAAAATGCTCATAAGCAGGTAAAACGAAAGGAATTGCAGGTATTGTTGGCGTACCTCTTTCAATGAATCTGTAATAAAAAGCTTTTGGTTTAATATAAATACCTACTGCAACCCCACTATCTATCCGTATCCGTTTTCTAGCGATACTTCTTCTTAATGTTCCTGGGCGCTTAAGCTTTCTTGAATTTTTTGGATTACCACGTAAACGTTGTCGTAATGAACCACGGTAATATCTGTAATATGCCTTTTCAGCACGTGGAGCACGGGCCTTAATATCATCAAAAATAGGTTGAGAAGCATAGAACAGTGCATTTTGAGTAAGTTGTTTTTGTTTACCTAACTTTTCAAGACTTCTGAGTTGCTCGGTAAGTTCGGACAACCCCTCTATCTTGAAATCAAATTCCATTAGGTAAGTTTTCCTAAACTGCACATCAAAGTTTGGTGAGATTTGCTGACAGGTAATACGCCATCAATTTTATAAAGTTTCTGTGTATCAACATCACGGATTAAATACACCGCAGATATTTCAGGGAAATCATCAGGGCGCATTACAATCCTTGCGACTAATGCTGAACCCTGCATGCTTGACTGTACAAATGATTGAACACTTACAGGTTTTACACCACCATAAAAGCTGCCAATTACAGACCATTCATATTTTATTTGCCCGACTGAATTTTTTTGCTCTGTTCGCTTCAAAACCTCAAAACATGTATCTAAGATTCCCGATTGCATGAATCACCCCCTTGCACCAACCAAGCTTGAAATGCAACTTCCATCACAAGAATTTTATAGCCTTCACCTTCACGTATAAAAAGTCGCTCTCCATGTTGGAAAATGAGTTTGTTATAAAACGGCTGGGCTTTAATCCAAGCTTCAAATTTATCATGCATGGTTAACCCTCATCGGCAGTTAATTGGAGGTCTTACATATTCAGGTGGTTCATCGCTTATTTTGATCTGAATAGGACGTTCAAAAACAACCAAAGCTTGATAAGGCGATGATTCTCCCTCAACAGTAAATGTTGAAAGGCTTTGTATCTCTACAGACTCTTGACGCTGAAATTTTGAAATACTTTCAGTTAAGAATTTAGGGTGTGTACTGGAGAATCTTTTTATAAATGTTCTAGACATCATTTAACTCCCTTTTTCACATAAGGATCCATCAAACGCGAACAAGCCATATTGATATATAAAGCTGCATCTGTTTGAGCTGCACGGTTTTGATACATATCACCAATGATCAACAGAGTCGCAAAAATTAAATCTTCTGGCAAAGTGTCTGTAGGCACTCCCCACTTCAGTTGAACTTCCGCGAAATCTCTATCTATATAGTTTCTTACAGCTTTCAAAGCCGCTTTGATCAGTAACTCAATGTATGAATCATCACGCGCATGCAAAACACGTAAGTGAGATTTCGCCAAATCAAGCGCTATGTAGTCACTCATAAAAACGTCCTAAAAATGAAGAAAAAAGCAGATTTTTGAATAAAATCTTCAAAAATCTGCATAGAACATGAAAAAAGCAGCTCGAAAGCTGCTTTTATTGAATATTAACCGCCCGCTGGTGCTGGTTGAGGCAATGTACCCGCTACGTTAGCATCAGGAATAATGACCCCACCTGCCGCACGCATTTCTGAACGTACAGTTGCAAGGTTTTTACGGAAGTTATCGCCATCTTCAAGTGAGACTTGAGTATCAACATCCTCACGGATATATCCATCAAACCCAATAGATAAGTTACCACACCAGTATTTTGTAGCTGCTTGAGCTGGGCTAAAGCGTACTGGTAAACCCCATAAATACACTTGAACCCCAGTACCCGTTGGAACCCCAACAATATAGTGTCCATCTTCACCCTTAATACGCTCAATCACACCCCAGTCTTCAGGGTTCAAGATGTAGCATTCAGGCTGAATAAATGATTTTGCTGCTTTATACTTCGCTTTATTTAAAACATCTAGAGAAGTGTCACCAGCTTCAACAGTTACTGTTACATAGTTTCCAGTTTCCATTAAACCACTAAAGTTTTTAGGTTGACCAGAAGCTGGAATGTGACCATTGATAACGAAATATTCGAGTTTAAAACGAATCCCATAAGCCATACGTGCTTCAATATATGTTGCAAGCATTGGCATATCAGAAAGCACTTGATTTGATACAGTAATCCAATGAGCAATTACACCTATATTTAATACTTGAGTACCAAAATTAAGGTCTGATTCCGGTTTAGGAGTTCCTTCAGGCACAATCTCTGCCATCAAGTTCCAAGCTGTTTCGCGCAGCAAGGTAACAACATCTTGAGTAATTGGCGCCCAAGTAATTAAATCAATTACCGATAATGGTTGCCATGGCACGCGATTCAAATCATTTTTAGCGTAAGCCGCATTATCGCCCAAACTACCAAGGGTAATTAAATTACGTGCTTTGATACCATTAAAAGATACCGAGGTATTTTTTTGGCGTTTTTCAAGCATGGTTTTAGCAATTTCAATTGCTTCGGTGTTACGAATTAGAATGCCAACAATACCGTCAGCTTCTTCTTTACTACGGGTTTTCGCCATATTGACTAAATCAGTCTGAATTTGTTCAATATCAGTTGAAATCTTTCGAATCTCAGTGGCACGATCTTCCAACTGCTTTTTAAGATCATCAGGAACATCTTTCAATTGATCACGATATTGAACAATCAATTCATCCAATTGAGTCTTACGCTCAAGCAAATCTTGTCCAAGTTGATCTATAGAACGTCCGCCTGCATTACGTGCGTAAAGTGGTAAACTCATTGCCGGGCGTTTTTGATATGCTGTCATATACTTTTTTCCTTTAAAAAAGAAAACCGCCATTAAGGCGGTTATGGATGTTTGATTAAAAATTAAGCCTTATCTAACCAGGCAAAAGGGTCTTTAACTTCAGGTTCAGGCTGCCCAAATGATTGGACACGCTTAATTAAATTGGTTGCTGCTGCTTCATCCAGATTAAATTTACGCTCCAGATAAAGTTTCATATCTAATTCAGATTGAATATCACGCATGTCTGCATCAGTTACACGAGCATTTCGGTCGCTAGGCTCATCACAAACACTAATTTCATAAAGACTGACACGCTTAATACGTATATAAGCGCCCATATTTTCAACATCCATTGGATCGGGATTAAAGAAAGCAATAGACAAACCATCTATCGTTCCATCTTCAAGCATTGCACGAACATTATTCGCAAGGCTTAAACCAAGGGTTAGGCGTCCAGTGACTTTAAAGCCGATATCATCTTCTTCAAGTTCTAACCACTTGCCAATCCGCATTGCATACTCTGGACTAATCCAGTCATGACGATGCCCATGGTTGTAATACATATGGCATCGCATGGTCCCAGCTTTCACAGCATTAATAAAATCTGCAAAAGCTCCTTTTACGAATTGTTCGCCATGTGAATTGACGCTATCCCAACGTACAGCGTAGCCTTCAAAAATGAATGCTGAACCTTTATCTTGATTTTCATCAAAACGTAATTTGACATCTGAGAATGGCAAAAGCCGGATTTGAACATCCGGCTTTTGTACTTGAGAATTACGCATTTTAAGCACGCTTTTATTCATTTTTCGTTTCCCCTTTACCAGCTACTGCCCGATCCAGGGTTATAAGATTTGCAGCAACCATTAAATTATCTCCGCCTTTAATTGGTTCATAACCTTCTTCCTTACGAACTTCATTGATTGTTGATTGCCCACTATCAATACGGGTTTTATTATTAGCAACTCGCGTCGAGATAGAAGCTCTCAATAAATCTTTGATTTTGAATTCAAATTCGTACAAATCCCAATCTTGACGGTCAAGTAAATTTAAACGGGCTGACTCTTCAACACGTTCAAAATATGGTCTTAAACCAAATCGATAGAAAGCTTCTACAATTTGTTCAATACCACTTCCCCATGCTGTTGAACCATTCGTATCATTAACAAGCACACTAGGAACACCATAAAAGCGGCAAACCTCTTCAATGGTAAATCGACGAGTATCAAGGAGTTCGATATCTTCAGGGGTTAAACTAATTTTTTCAAATTTCAAACCGCCTTCAAGCACTGGTAAAAACCAATCATCACCAGAAACAAGCTCTGACATTTCTTCACGAAGAGATTGGCGTTGTTCTTTTTTCAAAGATTTTTCTGTTGATAAAGTTCCCGAAGGTTTAGCGCCATTTTCCATAATGCGCCCAACTTTATCGTCAGTAGCCAAGCCAACGCCGATTGTTCTTGCCGCATAAGCCAATGGCGACATTCCAACCAAGCCAGTACCAAACAATTTGATATGCCAAATCTCTTTATCAGTTAAAACTTCCTTTTTTCCGTCAAAATAAGTGATGTGGTACTCTTTTTTACCTTGATCATTAAGTTTTGGCGTAACCGACGCATTATTGATTACAACAAGTTGATTAAGCTCTTTGTGATAATAATATTTACGGACATAGGCATTACCATTAATCAAATTGAGCATTAAAGTTTCTTTAAACTCTACATTTGTCTGATCATCATTAGGTTTATTTCTAAATAATGAAGCCAAACGATGATCAAATATTGGTTTGCGGTTCCGATCCTTATCAAAAATAAACATTTCAAGCGGTAGGCTGGCCACCGTTTCAGCCAAAATTTTATGGCAGGCAAACACTGCACTTAGTGTCATTGCCTTATCAAATGTGGCTGTACTAGCAATTCGGCTGTTTGAACGAGGGAAATCAATTAAAACCCCACGCTTAGGGTTTTCAGGTCCGGTACTCCGGTTTTTCACTTCCTCTTGTTCAGAAACTGCACGTTTAATCTTGTCACTTTCTAAACACTCAAACAGACGACTTTTTGCGATTTTTGCTGTCATCGTCGTCTTCCTACCACCATATTTTGTATATAGTCATCAAAGTCAAAATCGTCAGAGTTATCACCAGGAATAAGCTCGAAAACTTCTTCGTTATCCCAATGCCTTGCACGTGAAGCCGCATTAATTACGCCAACCATTGCGTCAATCTTTTTACCTGCTGCCCCTTTCCGTGGAAAAATATTGTCTTTGCCATCTGGTTTGACCAGGACATTCAACGCGCACCATTGAAAAAGAGGGTCGCCATTGTGGTGGAAACGCCCTTCAGCAAGTAAAACTTCAATCCATCTCATTGCTGGGTTTAGATATTCCGTCGTTTGGGGAATTTCAACGACAGTTAAGCCTTCATCTAATAAATTAGCTGTCAATTGCTCCGCGTGATAACGGTCATGACCAATTTCATAAAATGGATTTTTAATATGTGCATCTTCAATATCCCGTTGAATACGTTTGTAATCCGTAGATTCACCAGGTGTTACTTTTAAAACACCTTGTTCACGCCAAACGGGGTATTCATCAGGACGTTTTTCACCATTAATTGCCGTTTTTGTCTCAATCACGTGCTCATTAATGTATGAGTGAACAAATGCATACCAATGAATTTTTCCATCAGGTTCCATACGAGGTATTAATTCAGCCCAGCAAGCTAAATCCAGACGACTAGCTAAGTCATAGCCACCAAAGCGGATTTGACCATTTAAGTCTTCATATTTAACTTTTGAGTAGCATTTTTCCCAGATCGATGGAGCAATCCAGCCATCTACAGCACCAACCCATTCATTTAAATGTTTTTGGCGTGTAATACCTTCTTGCTTCGGACTTACCTTCACTTTTTCAAAGACTGAAAAAAGGTATTTTTCATTAACCGAAACGCCATAATTGGGATTTGCTTTAGGCCAAACTTTTGGGTCTTGCCAATCATCACCACGGTCTAAGCAGAAAACCATACCGAAATATTGCTCGTGCGTAGCCTTCCCTTTTAGAACATCAACAACAATTTGACGCTCTTGATAACATTTGCTTGTTGTATCATCGCCAGCTGTAGTAATGGCTAAAATCAGAGGCTCTTCACGAGCTGCTGTACCATTTGCAACGATGTCATACATGTCAGCAGTTTTATGAGCATGCAATTCATCAATAATTGCGGCATGAACGTTTAAACCGTCTTTTGTTCCGCCCCGATCTTGTGATAGCGCTTTAAGCATGCTGTTTGTTTCGGTCTGAAACACTGAATATTGTGAATATTCAATACCGAACTTCGAACACATGCGTGGTGAAAACTCCACCATTTTTTTCGCATCTTCAAATACGATTTTTGCTTGGTCTCTTGATGTTGCTGCTGTATAAACTTCAGCACCCATTTCACCGTCAAGAAACGCCAGGTATAAGGCAACGGCAGCCAGCCAAGTTGATTTACCATTTTTCTTAGCTACCTCAATATAGACATATAAAAAGCGTCGTTTATTGTCTGAATCAATCCAGCCGAAAATATTCACCATGGCGAAAATTTGCCATGGCTCTAATATCAATCGGTGTCTTGTTCCGTCAGGTTTTATTTTTGCCAGCTTCCCTTTTACGTGCGGGCAGGCTTCAACAAATTTACAGGCATGGTCCACACGACCAAGATTTAATTCATAATCAAAATCAACATCTGGACTAGGTTTAAATTTCAGTTGATTTAATAATTCTTGTGTTTCGTCATCGACTGACTCAACATTGAAATTTGATCTTTTTAAATCTGATAAAAATCTTTTTATGGCAAGTTTTTCAAGTTGCCCAGATACACGCACTCCAGAGCGAACATCAAGACAATACTGGAGCGCGATTTTAAAATAATCACGCATAAATTTTCCTAACTTGAACGAATATTCATATTCGCAAATTCATCGTCTTCAGTGGCCGCTGCTGCTCCCAATAAATCAAGCTGTTGCTGTTTATTCACTTTGACATTTGAACGTGCTGCTGGAGTCAAACCAAACTCACGTGCAGTTTTAATAATTAATTCTTGCAACTTGTTTCGGATTTGCAGCCAGGCAGATTGGACCTCAAATTTGTTTGGGGTCGTTGCTACCCATGAATTGATATCCTGTAATTTTTCCTGAACTTCTTCATAGGCCGCCATGTTGTCACAGTGCAGCAAGAACACATCACCATCAACAACACTAAGCAGACCCGCTTGAACTAACTTTGGGCCTAACGTATCCCAATGTTTACGAGCTTTTTTATTTAGCCATGTTGGGCATGGCGGCATTCCAAGATCGACAGAAGCATTCGCAACTTGTGCATCTTCATCGCGATCTTCTCGAACGCGGCCTCCGCTTAAAACTTTTTCTTGTAAAGACTTTCTAGGTCTTCCCATGTTAGACATAAGGACCTCCAAAAATTTAAAACTGATTAAATATTAGAGGTATACCCCCCTATGGACTTTTGACCACACAAAAATTTGATGGGGGGGCGGTCTTTTCTGAGAGGGCCTTTTTGACTTTTGACCCCCTATCCCCTAAAACCCAAGTTTGATAAGGATTTTTATAAAAATAATTCCAAATCCAAAACCGATAAAAGCGCCCCAATAAAAACCTATGGTCCAACGATCAGAATAGCTTGTCTCATCTGGATATAGAATTTGAATCGGTGGCCTTGCAACATCTGGTGGAACTGGACGTTTAGGAATGAAATCATTTCCTATTACTTCTGTTGGCTCAGGTGGTCGAGGCGGTTTAGGAATCTCATTCATAAATCACACCTTGAATCACTCGGCAACCAGCATCGACTTCATCAAGTCGAGCGCCACGTAGTCTTTCGTAGATTGTAGTTTTAGGAGTTGTTTCACCATTCCAAAGTACTTCGAATGATGAGCCAGTCTTAACAACGACACCTAGTTCATCAAAGCCTTTGATGTCATCACGATATACAACCGGATCACCGAGCAATATAACTTCTCGTTCGCAACTCATGCAGTCACCGCCTTGAAGTGTGAGTGATGCAGCTTATGAACAAAGCCATCGGCATCATGCACTTCAATCTTTTTATCTTCGATTGATTTGATTTCAAAACTATCAGTCCAACCACAGGACAAAGTGTCAATTGCATAAGCCGTTGCAGCTTGTACCATCTCACCAACTTTAAAAACATAACAATCAACTGGCTTTTGCGTAACTGGTGGTTGATATGACCAGCCGCCTTTGTCTTCGGTTGCTGTCTTGCGGTCATGGCATGACTTGCAAAGCGGTTGCCAATTGTTCTTATCCCAGAACAACACCTGGTCGCCTTTGTGCGGGATGATATGGTCAACAACCGTTGCGGCTTCAACAAGTCCGCGCTTGCGATGGTCCGCACATAGCGGGTTCTCATCTAAGAATTTTGTTCTTTCTTTTTCCCAACGGGCATCATAGCCGCGCTGGTGTGCTGTGCCCCGCTCCCGATCTTTTTGTTTGATTCGGTTTTGATGCTGGTCACAGTAACCTTTGTTCGATGCGAAATCTTTACAACTGCCCACAAGACATGGGCGCTTAGCTCTTTGTGGTGGACGATTGGACATGATCAATCTCTTCAAATCGAATACAACGCTCTAAAAGTTTTGTCATCAATTTTGAAGTCAGTTTTCGTTTTCCGATCTTTTTCTCAATCAAATAGAGAGCATAGACGGAATAACAAACCCACGGTTTCATTTCAATAATCAATCTACCTGTGACCATCATCGACTCCAAAAAAGAAGCCCGCATGTCAAAGGGAGTCATGCGGGCTTTGAAAGAGAGCTTTTCAGCTCTGAAGGAAACTACAGCGTTTAATACAGTTTTCCATTATGAAGAAATCTAACTTAACTTTGCTTTTGTGTCAATACCGAAGTTTACTTAGAGCAATAGACCTGCTTAATAATCTTTTCTTCACCTAATTCACATGCCTGTTTTAAATCAGCTAAAACATTATCAATGTGGCGTTTCATGTGGTTGCGTACAGTTGTATCACTGAATCCAGAAATAATTTCACGGTTACGTTCAGTAGGTTTGTAATCAGCAGATACTAAACAGAACTCAACCAAAGCAACGCGAACGATTGGCAAGTGATAGATCATGTTCACACCTGCTTGAATAAATTTATCTTGATACTTTGTAAGCAATAACTTGCTAAATAACTCCACATTCTCAATGTTGTTTGCGCCCAAGTATTTCAAGCGGAATAAATTATCCTGCAAAGGAGTTAATTTTGCATAACTCATAGCAATGCATACGTCCGCAGCAGTCAAAGCACCATGGTTACCCGAAGGGATTGCATCATAATTGGTTGTTTTGGGATTTAATAAACGTAAATATTTTTCCATTTTTTTAATCCTCAAAATTCCATGTGAATGATGTGAATGGTTGTGTGAATGATTTTGACCAATGGTTCACATAGAAACATGAGTAAAAACAATAAATTGTATTACATGTGAATGATGTGAATGATTTATGTGTGTTTTCTCGCGTGAGAGTGATTTCACTTATGTTTAAATTATGAACAATATTTGATTTAAATTGATTTAAATTAAGCAATAGGTGTTTTTTTCTCTCACGTGCGCGCGCAAGAAAATGGTTCACATCATTCACATGGTTGTTGTATGCATTGGTATGTAAGGCTTTGAGCGTGTGGATGATTTGCTCAAATGGTTCACATGACCATTCACATCGTTCACATGAGAAGCTCTTATTGTGCGTATTTTGCTTCAGGAACATCATTCACCCCGTCTAAGCTATCTTGAAATTGTTCGATTTGCAACCCCAGCCAAAGCTGCTCTTGTTCATCTTTGGGTTTTTCACCAATGATAATGACTTTATTTTGTCCAGAACTTCGCTTACCTTTCCAATGCTTGGCCTTATCACTTGGAACAATGCCATGCTTCTTACCCTCAATAATGAATCTTTTCATACTGATTTGATGCTCTCCAGTTGTTCTGGACCATTGACCAAACGCTTTATAAAGCTGCTCTGATTTACAGGAGACATAAGGGAATTTTGTGTCACCGTTTTTCCATTCATGATAAAACGTGTCAAAGCCTGCACGCGAATAATCAATCATCGTCCTTTTAGCTATGGTCATTGGCGGCTTTACATGTTCATGAAAGTCAGTTAAGTCCAGCCCCATCAAATAGGTGTAAAAAGCTTGTACACCGTTAGTCTTTAACTCTTGCATTACCCTTTCATGCAAAGGTCCATCCAAGTCTTTACAAGGGTTAAGCACTAAGAACCGACGGTCCTTTTCTTCGATTGGTAGTGGTTGAGTATTGTTTGATAAAAATACAGTATTCAGGTGGTTATTCATTTCCCATCCTGATACGAATTTCTTACTTATATAGAGCGTTTCACCAGTAATGAGATGCTTAATCATCCCCATAACGTTATGTTTTTTCTTGTTATCTACAATCTCTTCAAACACACCGAAAAGTTTGTTTTCAATCCATTCGTTATATTGGTTATCAAGTTGAGCTTGCCCAACTGTTGTATGGTATTCACCATAAATCTTTTTCATGATTGAAACGAACATTAAAGATTTACCAGATCCATGAATATGACCATGCATCAGCACACATGTAGCCATTTTCGCGCCAATGTTTTGAAGAGGAAACGCTAGCCATTTCAATAAAAAAAGAACTGCTTCCTTCTCCCCATCGCAAAGATCATTAATCAAGGTCATGATGCCCTTACAATCTTCATAGACCTCTGCACGAGTCAATTGTTCACCATGCTGATCACGCATTACATCAATGTTCAATCCACGATAAATATTGATGTAATTCTCATCATGATCATGTTCTTGCTTCGGGTCAAAAATAAGGTTTTGACGAGGAATGATTTTTCTAGCTGGAGACTTAAACCACAAGTCAAAAATATTAGGGTACGCAATTCGTATATGCTTAATAAGCCAAGTCCTACGCTCAACTAAATTCCAAGCTTCCTCTGAGTTTGCCAGGACAACGAAATTATCTAATAATTCCTGAATAGTTAAATTAGTAGCCACATTAACATTGTGTTCAAACTCAGATTTTGGAATAACTTTTTTATGGTCTAACCATAGCTTGTACTGCTTTTGACCCAACAAAGCAGTAAAAGCATTTTTCTTTATTACAATTTTGTCAAAGTTATCCCAAACATCTGTTTTTGCTTCAATTAAGTAATAACGATCAATGAATTTCTGAATAGATTCAGGTACAGCATCATTTTCTGTCGAAATGTCACCCCCTTGCCCCGATTCAACAGCCATAAGATTTTCCTCAACCACAGGAACATGAGAAACTTTCTCGATTTGCCCCTCAATATGGATGGACTTGTTGGTTTTAGGGGGTTCGGGGGAAAGGGGAATAGACGTAGTAATAGCCTGGACGATCTGAGCCTTTACCTCTTCCAACCCAAACATCAAATGCAGGTCATTAAAGTCCGATGGGATGAAAGTTGCTTGTGGCTGTCCTGCTTGTTGGTTTTGGTTCACTTATGCCACCTTATTAAATTTAGGGAGTACTACGATGCCGCCAGTGACAGCCACAGCTTGTTGAGCGTATTTCATACCTGTATCATCTTTTGCACTATCATCATCAGCACAATAAACAAGTGTTGCTTGCGGGTATTTTTCTCTTAAAGCTGCACCGACTTTTGGAATATTGTTAGCTACAAAAGCCAAAGCCACGGGATAGCCCGTTGCCAGGTGAATACTTGCACCAGTTGCGTACCCTTCAGCTATGCAAATAATGATGGGGTCAACAAGCTCGATGGTGCCGAGTAGAAAAAAACAGCCGCCAGTACGTCCACCTTTTTTATTTCCATTTGGGTCTTCTTCATCAGAAACGAAAAACTTTCCACCATCCGGATATATAGTTTGCATATTCCACATGAAGCCTTCAGTGTCATAAGCAGGGATTAGTACATTCCCTTTATGATCAATCTTCACGCCAGGTAAAACGGGTACTTGCTTTCGTTCAAGATATGGGCTTGTTTCACCAGGATAAGGATTGCGGTATAAACCTGCTGCTTGTCTTGCTACTTGTTGCTGTTTTTTAAGCTTCATCTCCTGGTTAATGCGATCACGTATTTTTTTCTCTTCTTCCCACTGTTTACGCATTTGAGGCGTAATAGTACTAGTTGCATCCAAGCCAACAATTGAAGCAACCTCTTCAATGATTTGAGAAAACGGTAATCCTGTAACTTTACCAATTAAATCAAAGCCATCTCTGTTTTTGCTTTCCGTACAAACATTACAAAGCCAATCACCATTTTCATATTTATCATCAAATCGAAAACGATCCTCGCCACCACAGTGCGGACAAGGTCCATGAGTATCTTTTTTAGGAACAGTAATATTAAAACGTGCAAAAATATCTTCCCATTGACCACGGGCAGCATGTTTTACATCGGGTAGTTCAAACCCTTTCTTTTTTCTAGGCATGATCACCTCTATGTTGTTCCTCAGCCATAGCCAAAATAGTTGAAACAACTCGAATGAGTTCAAAAGCATCTTTACGAATTACCGCCAACTCATCTTCACTAATGCATCCATCGCCAATTGCTTTAGCTACGGATTGAGATAAATCACCCTGCTCTTGTGCCAATTTGCCTATTTTCATAACAAAATCAGCGGTATTTAAATTTTCAGTTTTCGGCAACTCAAACCAAGCCGCATTTCCATGAATTGCACAAACACTATCCATAATCCGGCTATCTTTTGTTTCATCTAAAATAGCTTCGAAATGATAAATATTTGCCTTATGTGTAGGAGTCGTTGGATTGATGGAACTACGGAACGTATTGATATTCCAACCGTTCTTTTCTGCAATTTGGGCCATTAGGTATTCATCACCTGGACGATAAACAGCAGCTTTCAAAGCTTGCTCTAATGACATAACAGTTTTTTCACGACGTTCGATTAAAGATAAAACCATGTTAAAAATCTCCGATTTCATTCATTTTTTTAATTATTTACATGCACTAAATTCTGCTTGCTCTTTTGGAGGCGTTTAGGAACTCGGCCAGCCGCTAATTCTCTGATTTCATATTCACGATAATCAGGGATGTCTTCCTCATCACCCCATTGAGCTATTGCAGAAGTGGTCAATTCGAGTTTTTCTGCTAATTGATAAAGTTTTTTGCAATTAAGTAGCTCTAGAGCTTCTGTACGGGTCATACTGTCACCAAAACAATCTAAGTAAACTTAGAATTTATTAGACACAAGTTAACTTCGATAGTCAATAGCTAAGATAACTTAGATAATCATTGTAGGATTTAGAAATGGAAACCATTGGTTTACGTATACAAAAACTTAGGAAAGAAAAAAAATTATCCAAAGTAAAACTTGGCGATCTAGTTGGAGTATCTGATGTAACAGTCGGTTTTTGGGAAAAAGACGTAAATGAGCCTAAATACGAAAATTTAGAGGCTTTGTGTCAGGTCCTTGATACTACAATTGATTATTTAAAATATGGTGTTAATAATAATGAGCAATCTGTTAAAGACTTTAGACCAATTACAAGGATGCTGCCTGTGCTCGATTATGTTCAAGCTGGAAACTGGACCAATGTAAGATCAATTCAACCACATGAAATTGAACTATGGTTACCTGCCCCACCAGAAGCAGGAAGAAACAGTTTTTATATGATTGTTCAGGGCACAAGCAACACCCCACACTTCAAAGATGGGGATTTAATCTGTATTGATCCAGATATTCCACTTGAATACGTTCAAACAGGTGAAATGATTGTTGCAATGTGTGATGATCAAGCAACATTCAAAGCTCTTGTTAGAGAGAATAAAAACATGTACTTACAAGCTTTAAATGGGAATTTCCATCCGAACATTATCCCTCTTAAAGAAAATTGTATTTATAAAGGTAAATATGTGGGTAAATTTGAACCTCCAAAAAAATTCTTATAAATCAATAATAAAAAAAATAATCTAAGTAAACTTAGAAATATTGATTGACTAAAAATCTAAGCTAGATTAGTTTTAATACATCTAATCTAACTTAGGATTTAGTCATGAAAAAACATAACCCTTCTAAAACCCAATTCGACATCCTTGTTGATGCTCGACTATTTGCCCCTGATTTTGCCCAGCCAAAGCGTGATTTTGATTTCTATCGTGAAAGATCGATTGATCAAATCAAATGCGCTATCTCCAACATTTCAAAAGCCTCTAATGGCAACGAACTCGTTATTGCGATTGCCCAGGCTAATGCCTTCATTGATTCAGCTTACAACCTTGAATTTATTAATCTTGTTGAAAAGGTTAAATGGACTGAAGAACTAAGTTCTGCTTTTCACGGTTCGGTTTTGGAGGCTTGATCAATGGAAAAGTTACTAGGTTTTTTAATACTTGGCCTGCTTGGATCTGGCTATCTCTTAGTTAGTTACTTGGAGAAAATCTAATGAATAGATTAATGCTTGATTTTGAAACTCTTGATGTTGGTGAATGCCCTGTAATTTTAAGCATCGGCGCAGTTGTATTTAATGAAGATGAAATCATTGACTGTATTGGCGAAAAAATTAATCAGCAGTCTTGCTTAGATATTGGTTGTACGATCAGCCAGGAAACTATTAAGTGGTGGGAAAAACAAAGCGTTGCAGCAAAGCTTGGTGCTTTTGGTGGGACAACCGATATCGGTTATGCATTGGAATTGCTTGTTGACCTATACAAAAGTCATGGTTGTCGTGAAATTTGGAGCAAAGGCTCTATGGCTGATATACGTTGGGCCAACAACATTTTAGAAAAATGCGGTATAGACAAACCTTGGAAATTCTCGCGTGAAATGTGCTTCAGAACTTTTCTAAAATACTCTCCACATGTTGAATTCACCCCTGAAGGCGAATTACATAACGCACTTGATGATGCCTTTAACCAGGCTAAGCATTGGATAGCAATCAATAAAATAGCAACGCTTAATCAAAATATTGCATTCCACGCTGTTGACTTAGGCTCTAAGGATGATTGGGAAGCCACAGTATCTTTTGATGAATTAGGCAAGATGAAGATAACACCAATAGAACGTCTAGGAAACGGGCTACCAGTTATCCATATTCAACCTGAAATTGACGACGATATGCCGTTCTAGTACACCCTAGGGAGAAAAAAGTATGGGTTCTATAAATAATATTCCTACTAAACCCAAGTTTATTGAAACAGAGTTAGGTCTGGAAAAGTTGTGCAAACATTGCCAAGAATATTGGCCTGCTGATTCAGAATTTTGGTTCATGATTAATCAAAAATCTAAAGATGGCTCTGTTAAACAAAGACCCGATTCTGCCTGTAAAGGCTGCTATGACTCTGTCTACAGATCAAGAAATTCAAATCGAAAATATCAAAAGCGATCTTTCCATGAAAAAGGTAAAGCAGCATGAACTATAAATCTCTAACCGAAGCTGAAGTTTTGGCAGTTCTTGCTGAAGGTGAATTAGATGCAAGCGATTTGCTTTACACAGCTAATCCAAACTTTGAAAAACGTTTTAAACGCTTAAACACAGCACTTGCAAAACTCCTTGATGAAGTACGCGAGTATTTCCCCGATGCAAATTATTACAGCCCAAATGATGGCATGGCTTTATTGCTTGGAAAATCTCACGCTGATGAATATGGCGAACCACCACAAAAGGAATTAGAAGCTGTTTTTAGCCCTGCATTATGTGCGAAGTTAAGCGGGGGTGATTGGTAATGGCAACTTATCTCGAAAAATTACAGGACCCTAAAACCGTTCAAAAGCTGGAGTCCTTGCTAGGTGGGCACATCATGAGCGTGTACAGAAATGCAGGCTTTAATCCACCTGTACCTGTTTCACATGGTGGACGTTTCATCTATGCCGATCCAGCACCAGAAAAGTATGCACGTCATTTACGTGAAGGCATGAAATTGTTTGCTCAAGCTTTGGATGAATTGGCAGAAAAAGATGGAGGGAATAATGCCTGAATTTATCGTAACGATTGAAGCAGATTCAGCCCCTCAAATTGTTCTCGGTCAAATGCTTTTAGGCGGTACAGTTACCGCCCTAAAGCTAGAAAAACGTAAACTTGTATCAGTGGCAGAGCTTGTTGCTAAATATGGCCTTTCAGATGAAACCATACGCACTAAATGCATTTCAATTAACCAAGGCACCAACGGCAAACATATGTACGATCCAGACGCAGCCGATGCGATATTAAAAAATCAAAAGGTCCGACGTGGACCTAAAAGAAAAAATTAATTATTTGCCCGCTTTATGCGGGCTTAGTTTTATCCATTAAATGCTTCAATCAGATCGGTTGCATCAGGGTTATAGTAAGTATTTACCAAGACATCAATTTTCTTATGACCTGTAATTTTGGCTAATACCTCAACAGGTAGCTTTCTGACTCTAACCATACGTGTAATAGCTTCATGACGAGTATCATGAAAATGAAGATTATTAAGACCAATACTCGCTTTTCTTTTTTCCCACATTAATCTAAATGCATTTTCAGACTGAGGGATAATATTGCGTCCAGTGTGCTGAATTAATTTTAATAATTCTTTTGCCTCTTCAGATAGCGGTACGTTTCTTGAATCTCCATTCTTAGTTTTCGGTAGGTGGACATAGCCGTCATAAATATCTTTCTTTGCCATTGCCAACAATTCACCACGACGTAATGCAGTCTCTATGGCGAATAAAAAACCCCAAGCAACATAGTGCTGTGGCAACACTGGAACACTGCCCCTTTCATAATCTAAAGCCTTTAGCATTAAATCTATTTCTGAAGGATGTATGCGACGGTCCCGAGCTTTAGGCTTTTTGGGTTTTGTCATTTGCATCCAAGGGTTTTCATCAATCAAAAATAGTTCTTTTTGCGCGAATGTAAACATCGCACTGTAGTGTGATATTTCTTTTAATACTGTATTTTCACTTACTTCAGATAACCGTTTATTTCGCCAATTAGTTAAATCTTTTGGTGTAATGTCATAAATTGATTTTTGAGCTAATGCCCCAAATTTCACTTCAAAATTTTTATGCTGCCCTTTAATCCATGCTCTTGATGATTTGGACGGATTTAGCATTCCTACTTCCTGATAATATTTATTATTCAAATCACGGAATAGAAATTTTGGTTTTTCTTCACCACTTTCAATTTTTTTCTGAGCCTTTAACTCTAGCAGTTTGAGAGCAGCCCATTGTTCACATTCTTTTGCAGTATCACGGGTGCAATAATAGCGTTTTCCTTGATGAGAAACTGTTATTGTGTATGTCTCACCTCTTTTACGCGGTGTCGGTAACTTCATTTTGTCGCAGATTTGTCGCAAATGGCGTGGAAATATTGCCAT